ACCCGACGTATGGCCGGGTGAGCAACTTCTGGTACTGGACCGTCGTCGCGACCGGCGAGACCCACCACGGCTACGGCGCCAACTGGCCGCCCGCGTGAGCGTCGAGCGGGCGCCGCTGGCGCTGTTCGAGGCGATCCGCGACGAGTACGCAGCGATCACCGACGACGACGACCTCAGTCGCTACGACGAGGTCCAGGCGCGGCTGCGGGAGGCGCTGGCGGCGGTGGGCTGGGTTCCGCCCGAGGCGTGCTGGCTGCCGCTGCGCTGCCCCCGGCGCGGCTACTGCACGCAGTTCCTGGAGGGTGGCTGCGTCGAGCCGTGCGGCTGGTGGCCTGAGAAGGCCCAGGCCGTAGCTCACGATGTGCGCGACGGGTAGCACAGGGTAGGGGCTCGCAGGAGCGCAGGCAGGCCCCTGGGCGCCCCTGGAGCCTGTTTGGAGGGGTCAGCCCACCCGGCAGTAAGGTTCGGCCATGCCCCGCTTCGAGCGCTTCGTCGCTTCGCCAGCCGTGTCGCCGTGTCCTGCCGCGGCTGTGATCGCTGAGGCGGAGGGCGGCACGGGCTGCATGTGCCGGATCACGAACGACCTCATCGACAGCCACAACCCGTCGACGCTGGCGGCCTTCTGCTTCAACGAGGACGGCTACATGGACTGCCCAACGTGGCGCGCGGACCGTGAGGAGTTCTGGCAGAGCAAAACCATCCATGACCTACTGAATAGCCGGGGGGACGTCGTGAGCGGACACCCGGAGGATCGCGAGCGCAACGCCGGGCTCGCGCTCGCGCTGGACGCTCAGGAGCGCGAGGCATGGGAGCGACAGCAGGAACGACAAGGCTGAAGCGCGAGATGTATCTGACCGACGGAGACATGCTGATCTACGTGGTCGACCTCCCCAAGCCGGGCACGGCCGTGGTCGAGAACGCGATGACCGGCAGGACGGACTACGTGGCTGTCGACTACCTGGAGGGCTGGCGAGTGGTGGAGCCCGACCGTGGCGCGTGACTGGGTAGGGCGGCTCCAGGAGGCCGTCGAATCCCGCACCGGCAAGACGGTGATCGAGCAGGACCGGCTGGAGCTGCTGGAGGCCTCGGACATCGAGCGCCGGGCCATGCAGAAGGAGCTGGATCTCCTGGGCTACTACGTGCTCGACCACATCGGCGGGCAGCCGCAGGAGATCAGGCCGCAGGAGCGGCGCCGGATGGCCGCGCAGGCCCGCATGGTCTGGATCCAGGACCCCGTCGCCGGAGCGAACGTCGACCTGTCCTGCCAGTTCATCTTCGGGCGCGGCGTTCCCAAGCCGAAGGCGTCGGACGAGAAGGTCCAGGACGTCATCGACGAGGCCTGGGCCGACACGGACAACAAGGCCGCGCTGACCACGTTCTCCGCACAGACGGCGCTCTGCACCGACCTCGTGATCCAGAGCAACCTGTTCATCCTGTTCTTCGAGGGCGACGACGGCAAGGTCAAGCTCGGCATCCTCGACCACGACCTCGTGGAAGACGCCGTCCGCGACTCGTCCAACCGGCTGCGCGTCCTCTACTACGTCGCCCGCAGGCGCGAGTACGAATGGGACTACACGATGGATCGCGTCAGCCTGAAGGCGGCGGCGATGCAACAGCAGCAGGGCAAGCCGCAGGTCGTGTACTACCAGTCCCTGGAGGCCACCGACCCGGCGACCGGGGACCTCGATACCGACGACCCGACGTGCCCGCCCGAGAAGCTGGGCGACGGGCTCGTCTACCACATCGCGCTGAACCGTGGCACCGAGCAGGTGTTCGGGATCCCGGCGATGCGCCGGATCGTGCGGTGGATGGCCGCGCTGAACGACTTCATGGCCGCGCGCGTCGACCTCACGCAGGCGGCTGCGGCGTTCATCATGCGCCGGACGGTCAAGGGCTCACCGCAGCAGGTGGCCAACATCGCGGCCAAGGCCATCTCTCGCAAGAGCAGCCTCGCGGCGGGCACGATGGACGAGGACTCCAGCCTCCAGATGGGGCCGCGCCCCGGCTCGATCCTGAACGAGAACGAGGCCGTCAAGACGGAGCCGTTCGCGGTCTCCACGCAGGCGGCGCAGGCGTCGCAGGATGCGCAGATGATCCGGTCGCAGATCTCGGCCGCGACCTGGCCGCAGCACTACCTGGGCGACCAGTCCAACGCGAACCTCGCGACGGCGCAGGCGCTGGAGCTGCCGGTCGTCAAGCGCGTCGAGGCGTTCCAGGAGCTGTTCGAGGGCCTGTTCCGGGCGTTCACCGACCGCGTGATCCAGCGGGCTGTCGACTCCGGGCGCCTGCCGACCGAGATGACGGAGGAGGAGCGGGCTGCGCTGAAGTCCAAGAAGCCAGAGGAGCAGGTGCCGGGCGGCTCCGGACAGACACCACCGTCCCCCGACCAGCAGGAGCCACCGCTGGCGATGACGGAGCCGAAGGGGTTCCTGGACGAGGGCTACGAGGGCCAGGTCTCAGACGAGAAGGAGACCGAGCGCGACCTCGGCTACGAGTTCTCGATGCCGAGCCCGCTGAAGCGCACGATGACCGACCTGATCACGTCCATCGCGAACCTCGCCCGGACGTTCGACCCGAACAACACCAACCTGGAGCTGAGCCGCACGCTGCTGACCGTCGCGCTGGGCCAGGGTCTGGAGATGGCCGACCCGGCAGCCGCCGTCGAGCGCATCCTGCCCGAGGGCTACGTCGACCCGATGCTCGCGGCGCAGATGCAGGGCGGCGGCGCTCCTGCTCAGCCGGGGATGCCAGGTGGTGCGCCACCGCTGATCCCGTCAGGACCCAACCCGTTCGGGCCCGGTGGAGGAACACCGCCCGGCGAGGGTCCGGAGGGCGAGAGCAACCCGTACGGCGTGGCCGGGTTCTCGCAGGACTACCAGGGCAATCAGGGGCAGATGTACGAGGGCGCCGAGGGCGACATGGACCCGGCCCGCATGGAGGAGATCATGCAGATCTGGGACGAGGAGCTTGGCGAGCTGACTGACCAGCTCCTGGCCGAGGCCGCAGCGGCGCGCAACGGACATCACGAATAGCGCCCGGGCGCCCTTAGGCTTCCGGTGTGGCCGTCCAAGACCCGGATCAGCAGCCTCAGCCGCAGCCGACCCCCGTCCAGCGGCTGATCAAGGCTGCCGCCGCCGGTCAGGCCGCGCAGACCGCGGCGGGCGCTGCGGCGGTTCCTGCCGTTGCGGTCACGCTGCCCGCCCGGGCTGCCGTGGGAGCCATCGCGGTCCCCGTCGAGGCGTTCGCGCACGGGGTCAAGATCGCGATCATCCTGCGCGTCCTACGGCGCCTGCTGAAGCGCACGCACGCCGACAGCGCGGACTGGCTGACGAAGGAGCTACGCAAGCAGTTCCCGGACGCCGACCCGAGCGTCATCCGTGAGGCCGTCGAGCGCGAGCTGAAGTTCGAGGAGGCGTTCCAGCAGAAGGCGCTCATCCGCGTCGAGGCCGACCTGCACAAGGCGAGCACGCTGCCGACGCCCGAGGCCCAGCAGAAGCGGATCAACGCGATCCTGGCCCGCGAGAAGCACTACGCCGAGCTGCGCGAGAAGGCGATGCTGAACCGGGCGAAGGGCCACGTCCAGAACGCCGGGATCAAGGCCATCTCTCCGAACGGCGCGAAGTGGATGCTCGGCCAGCGTAAGAACCACACGCTCGGCTGCCTGGCGCTGGCGGGCAAGAACTGGCCGTGGGAGGTGCTCGACACCATCGCTCCGCCGCTGCACTCCAACTGCGGCTGCGAGCTGAAGCCGCTCGGGCCCACCGACACGGTGCCGCCGGTGGGCGAGGCGATGGCGAAGGCGAAGGCGGCAGTGGCGCTGGAGGAAGCGATCCGCGTCGTCGCGGCGCCCGGCGAGGTCGATCTCTACCTGGCGGGCCGCGCGCTGCTGGAGGCCTCCGGGGAGTCGCTTCAGGAGGTCAACTGGAGCGAGTGGCTGCACCCCCGCGGGCGCGGCGGGAAGTGGCTGGACAAGCTCGAACCCGAGCCGCACAAGCCGGAGCACGAGCCGAAGCCGACGGAGCCGAAGCTCCCGAAGGAGCCGAAGCCCGACCCGCACATGCCCGAGCTGTCGCCGGAGAGCACGGTGGTCAGTGGCCCGAAGCCGGAGGGGGAGAAGATCCTCGGTGGCGATGTGCCCGAGCCCGCACATCAGGGGCCGATCCCGAGCTTCGATCACATCCCGCTCAAGCTCCAGCTACCGCCCGCGTTCGGCGCCGATCACATCAAGGCGAAGGGCGGCGACCAGAACTACCTCGTCAAGGACCACGGCGGCGACCGCGCGCAGGTCGCACGCGAGCTGCTCTCCAATGCCGTGTACCGCGAACTCGGCGTCGACGTGCCGACCATGGGCCACGTCAAGCTGGCGCCCGAGCCCGACTTCGAGCAGAGGGCGGAGGATCTCCCGAACGAGCCGCCTATCGACGCGGCGCCGGGCGCGCGCATCTCGACCGGCATCATCCTCCGCGAGCCCGACGGCCGGATGACGCTGATCGAGCCGCGCAACCACTACGGCGGCTACATCCACACGTTCCCCAAGGGCGGCGTCGAGCCCAACCTTACGCCGCAGCAGAACGCGCACAAGGAGCTGTGGGAGGAGACGGGGCTGCACGCGCACATCACCGGGGTCGTGGGCGACTTCAAGGGCGACACGGGCGTCAGCCGCTACTACGTCGGCGTCCGCACCGGCGGCGAGGCGACCCCGAGCGACGAGACGCAGGCGATCAAGACGGTCACGCCGGACGAGGCCGCGCAGATGCTCAACAAGCAGCGCGACCAGGACGTGCTCAAGGCGCTCCTGGAGCAGCCGATCCCGAAGGGCACCCACGAGGACGCGTTCCCACCCGAGTCGCAGGGCTCGGCGCTGGCGGTTCCGACCGTGGACGGCAAGACGAAGGAGATCTCGGCGCCCAACGAGGCGCTCGGTCGCGGCTACATGGCGGACGCGCTGCTCGGCAACCGCAACTTCCTCGGCCAGCGCGGCGAGAACGTCCGGTGGCCCAACGACAACACGCCCGTCCGGACGAACATGGGCAGCACCCTCGGCTACGGAGCCAGGGGCAAGCACGACTTCGGGAACACGCCCGAGGAGGTCTGGACGATGCGCACCCGTGGCCAGGCCGCGGGCACCGTCCCGCAGGGCGAGGACGAGCTTCGCCAGCAGGCGAGCGACATCGCGAAGACCCTGACGAACGCCAAGATCGACGAACTCACGAACGCCGCCCCGTTCCCCGACCCGAAGGAACGCAAGGCGCTCGCGAAGACGCTGAAGGCGCGGGTCGCGTGGATGCGCCGGTTCGCTGACGGGTCTGAGAGCCTGCCGACGCCCGCGTCCGGCGCCGAGGCCCGAGCCCAGTTCGCGGACGCGCAGAGCGGCTTCGAGATCTACCCTGAGGAACGCCAGGCGATGGAGGAGTACGCGGGCGACGCGGGGCGCACGCTCGACGGTCGCCTGACGAGCGGCAAGAACTTCACTGACGGGGACCGGAAGCTCGCCAAGCGGCTCGACGCTGTCCTGGAGGCCAGCCGGGCGCCGGTCGACAGCCACGTCTACGTGGGCGCGCCCGGCGAGCCGAAGGCGGGGATGGTCGGCAAGACGTTCTCGATGAAGCCGTACATCCGGGCGCACTCCGAGATGACGAACGCCAAGGGCCAGATGCGGATGCGGCTCCTGGTGCCCGGCGACGCCCGCGCGCTGCACCTCGAAGACGCCGCCAAGGGCGAGCCCGACATGCTGCTGCCGCGCGGCCAGCGCGTCCACGTTACGGGCGTGCGCACCGGGCCCGACGGCGTGCCGCAGCTCGACGGGATCGTCATGCCCTACCACGAGCCGCCGCGGATCCCGAGCGACTGGAAGCCGAGCGGGTACATGGGCCAGACGACCATCGCGGGGCTCAAGCCGAAGACCCCGAAGGAGGGCACTCCGTTCTTCAAGAAGGGCGACCGCGTCGACGTCAACGGGAACAAGGCGACCGTGACCGGCGACGCC